ATGACAAGAAAGTGTTCCCGGATTACCTGATGATCGAGGGATCGGACAACGGTGCTGTACTGACGCTGCACCAAGTACCGTGGAACGAAGACGTTGAGCCGTCCATTGATGACGAGGGCGAACTGGAAGGATGGAAGTACAACGGTGTGGTATCATGGGACTACGACCTGGGAAATGAGGCGCAGGTAGGTTATTTCCAGACGGCACACAACTTTATCTACAGCTGTTCCAACCGCCTGAAGCCTTTTGTCGGGACACTGGCCGAACTGCAAGCCGTGGGGGCCGACCTTGAAAAGGACAAGATGTATTGGGTGACGAAAGACGGCGGCGATGCTGTGCGTTACGACCTTTTCCGCTACGACTGGCTGACCTCCACGTGGGTGGATGCCGGGGTGAACAAATTAGGCGTTGGCAGTTATGAGAAGTTGAACCTGCGCACACAGCTTGGCGATTACCTTGCCGGGTTCGATGAGTCGGAAGCCGTGCAGAACGAGATTTGGGAGGAAGTGAATGCCCTGCTCATCGGTGCACGTGTGGCGATGTTCAAAGCAGGGATCGGGCAGTATTACAACCTTTCAGATGCCCGTTTCACGATGATGGCCATGAAGCTGATCGCCGCCAGCGACAACCGGGCGAAGAACACCTATCAATATCTCGATCCGAAGACACATCTGATCTGTTTCGCCCAAGACGATATGGACACCATCTTTACAACCGACAACCTGGGACGCAAGGACAAGCCCTATTATGTGGAAGAACACGACCTGAACGCCTCCGGGAAGAACTACTGGAACGGGGAAGTGAACACGTTCTACAATTTGATGGAATTGGCGTTCCCGGCTGAATTACGCTCAACGATGAAAGCGATATTTTCAGCAATGGCGAAAATCGGCGGTTCGCCTATGGGTTGTTTCGAAAGGTTTTACTTTTGGATTCAGAAATATTTCCCGGCTGTTGCCTATAACGAGACGGCACGGCTACTCTACGAATACGCAGAGCAAAAAGCAAACGAAGGGTTGTATAATCCACCCTCCGTATCGGCTATCTCGCAGTCACTCGGAGATCAGCTACAGGGTGAAATGCAGTACCTGAAGATGCGTACCGTTTATCTGGCCTCTTTCTGTTCCTACGGTGATTTCAGCGTAGAAAGTTCGCAATCTATCTCTTTTAGAAGTCGATACAAAAAGGACGGAAAGCAACCGACCTATACCTTTAACTTACGTCCGTTCATGTGGATTTATCCGGCAATGGCTATCGGGCAATCCTTAGCGTTTGGCTCCGATGCAGACGGTAAGAGCTACAGCCTGCCACAACGTGTCAAAGCCGGAGAACCGTACACTATTTCATTCATTACGGATAATGACACTCCTTGCGCACTACTGGCTCCGGACTGCTACAGCAGCATAGGCAACTGGGGCGATAAACCGTTGACGGGTGAGTTCGCCTTATCCGGAAAGCGATTGACGGAGTTTTCAGCCGGCCGTGAAGAAGGTATGGATGTAGTTGAGTTCAATTCTTCCAGTTTCAAGATCAACACACCAAACCTGAAGCGTTTGAACCTAAACGGCGTGGAAGCGTTGGCCGGCGTGCTGGATCTCTCGAAGCTGACACGTGCGGAAAGCCTCGGTGTTTCTGGAACCGCTCTTTCAACAATCAGTCTGCCCAAAACCGGAAGTCTGGTAAATTTGGAATTACCGGCTAAACTTACGTCCATTCATATAGACAACTTACCCGGTCTCGAAACAGTCACTATAGACGGGGTGGAAAACCTGCAAACTGTCTATGTGGATCAAGCTGGGGCTGGAGAGTTCAACAGCCGGACATTCGCAGCACAGTTGTACACGGGAGCAACGGAGGAATTGAGCAGTATTACATTCAAGTCGGTAAAATGGGAATCTGTTACAGCCGATATGTTAGTGTTTTTATGTGACAAGCATGCTGATCTGACCGGATCGGTAGTTATGATGAACGCATCAAGCGACCGGTATATTACGTTCGATGAAAAGATGAGACTTGTCGGACGTTACGGGGATATAGACAGTTCCGATAACAGCCTGTATATAACTTATTCGCTCAGGTCGATCAACTCGATGGCCATGCAGGGAGACAATTATATATTCACTTTAGGTTATTATACCGGATTCAAGCTGAGCGTATTGCCTACAAGTGCCAACAATGTTAAGATCGTGGATGGTCATGCAGCGGTAAACTGGTCCATTGAAAAAGGAGCCAGCGCCTATGCAGAGTTTAGCGATCCGGTGAATGGAGTATTGAACGTAAAAAAGCTCAGTGATTCTGCATTGAAAGAACGTTTCATCATAACAGTTGAAGTAACGACAATGGATGGCAAAGTGCTTACCATGACCAAAAAGGTCGGTTTTTTCAATCGTATTCCGGAAGTTGGTGACTTTGCGTATGCGGATGGGACGTTTGATGATGTGTACGATCCGGGGAAAGTTTTGGCTGGAGTAGTATTCATGCGGACAAAGAAGAGCGAAACAGAATATGAGTTACGGATCGATGCTTCGAATGATATCGTGATCTATGACCAGAATACCACTGTCAACACCTTTCCGTGGGGATTGTTTCCGGACAATTCAGCGAACAACGGATTCCCACAAGAGATACAGGATGCCATTCAGAATGCGGTCGGTATTTCTTCTGCGACGGATACCGCCATGCCAAATATAAGTGGAACCGGACTATCCCAGACGACCGATCCTAATGGAAATCCGACAACATATTACATCAATGAAGACAATTATATTGATGACAATACAGAAGATGGCTATGCGGTACTTGCTGGGGGATCGGTTAACGATTTTGATGGTAAAGGAAAGACTGACATCATTATTGAACATTGTAACAGAATCCTGCTGAATTATCTGGATGCTCCACTTCCGGAAACGACAGAAGAACTGTACAAGGCAATGACCGATCTTGCTGCTTCTAATTCGGGAGCAAAGAAATATTGGCAGTTTTTTTATCCAGCCGCATACTTGTGCAGATTGTACGAACCTAAAACAGAGATGGCGGATGGGATACACGAACAATATAAAGCGGGTAAATGGTATCTTCCTTCGGATGGTGAATTGGCAAGAATGTACAATTTCCACAATTGCAGTCGTGGTTTCAAGATAAATACAACTCCGACGGTGGATTATGCGAATGAACATCCAGCCAATGAAGCGCGGTTGCCGTTGTATGCCAATATGCTGAAACGGATAGCGGATGTCAATGTCGGTGCGAAACCGTTCGTATTGCACTCCTCGGCGGGGTATTGGTCCAGTACTGAGAGCAGCCAGGGTAGCGCGTGGTACGTGCACTTCTCCAGTGGCAACACGTACAACTACAGCAAGTTCAACAGTCACAGGGTTCGGGCGGTGGCAGCATTCAGCTTTAAACTTTAACCTTTCGGTGCGCTCCTCTTGGAGCGTGCCTTGGAATAAAAGAAAATGGAACAGGGAAACAAAACAGACAATATCGAAAAAGGCGTAGTATTGACCGGGGAAGAGATTGCCCGGAGCAATGTCGCGAAAGAGAAACAAAGACGGGGAACGGCACAGCTACCGGCTTTCCGGGCTGCGAGCAATCTGATGTTTTCGATTGCCCAGATCATGATGGATTGTCCGAGAAAATTAAGTCGGTATACCGATTTGATGATAGCCGACAGTTCGGAAATCAGCAAATCGATCGCCCTTGCCAACGAATCAAGGGGCGAGGAGCGTAGCTGGTATATCAGCAATGCCATGTCGTTGCTGTTCGTCGTCCGGAATTATTTTGTGATTTTAGAGCGTGTCGGAGTGTTGTCGAAAGACAGATGTAACAAACTTCGCAGCGAATCCGATAAATTGATTGCGCAATTGACAGCATGGCGCGATTTCACAAGTCGTCAGGGCTTTAATACGGAGAAGGTATGAAAGGAGTACGACGAAATCCTCTGAATGGGCGTATTACTATGGTAAAGTATAGTAACGAAGATGCAAATACGCAAGAAGTCTCCTCGGCGTGGTATTGGTCCAGTACTGAGAACAGCCAGAATAACGCGTGGTACGTGAACTTCTCCAGTGGCAACACGAACAACAACAACAAGTACAACAGTAACAGGGTTCGGGCGGTGGCAGCATACGGAAAGGATTTCGAATGTTTCTTGGAAACGGTTATCGAGGCTTATAAGGATTGCTTACGCGGGAAAATGAGCTCCAAGCAAGCAGTCGAGTATATGCAGATAGCCGAAGAAGATATTGTTTGTTTAGCGATAGAGATGTGGACAGGTGTATATAAGCCGGCCACATCCACCTGTTTCCTTGTCAGATATCCGAAACTGAGAGAAGTTTTTGCCGCCAACTTCCGGGACAGAATAGTGCATCACTGGATTTGTTTGCGGCTGGAGCCGTTGTTTGAAGAGCGGTTCGTGTCGCAGGGCAATGTGTCGCATAATTGTCGGAAGGGATTTGGCACACGGTCGGCCGTGGAGAGTGCAGAGCAAGGCATGAAAAAAGTTTCCGACGGCTACCGCAGGCCGGCATGGGTGTTCAAAGGTGATTTGGTATCGTTCTTCATGTCGATAGACCGGACGTTGCTGCTTGGCAAGCTGCTGCGCTTCGCGGAAAAGAAATATCATGGCGAATACAAGGAGATTCTTTTAAGGCTGGTACGGGTTATTGTCCTGCACAGTCCGGAGAAAGATTGCCTGTTCAACAGCAATCCGGCATTGTGGCAGGAGCTACCGGCCAATAAATCCCTGCTCCGCAACGGAGAGGGCAAAGGTGGGCCGATAGGAAACCTCACTACCCAGTTGTTCGCCAATTTCCTGATGTCTTTCTTCGACACCTATGTACGGTGGATCATGCGCGGTGTGAATTACCACTATGTGCGGTTCGTGGACGACTTTCTGTTGATATGCGATGATTTGAAAGCATTGCAGGAAGTGATACCGGAAATCGAATCATTCCTTGCCACCCGCCTGAAGTTGAAGCTGCACAAGGACAAACGATACCTTCAGCCTGTGTCGCACGGTGTCTTGTTTGTCGGCGTATATATCAAGCCAGGCAGGAGCTATCTAAGTAACCGGACATTGGGACGGTTCAAGGAAAAGGTCATCGGGTTTAACCGACTTGCGGAAACAACGGAGCTTACGTCAAGCGACTGTATACGCATTCAGTCCGTGCTGAACAGCTATTTAGGCTTTTGCAAGGGGTTGCGAACTTACCGGAAACGAAAAGAGATTTTTTCACTGTTGAGTAGCGAATTTTACAAATACTTCTACATATCTGGTCACTACGAAAAGGTATGTATCAGAAAGAAACACAAGTTTTTAAGCAAGGATATAAATTATGTTTTACCAAATAGTATCAATAATGGAAAGAAAAAAGTACGAAGAGAAACCATCGGTAGTGGTGGTTGACAAAGTGGTGGATCAAATCTATACCACTATAAATTTTGGTATCCGGGAGGTTGAAGGCGGATACGAAGCATACACGGCGACAATGACAGGCCACCTGACGGCCGATGAGTTTGTGAAACGAATAAACGGGTATGGATTGAACGAGGAAATGACTACCCAAGAACTGGAAACTATATTTGAAGCTCTTGGGTTTGCAGACGGTAATGAAACGTCTGTATTCAAAGAGTTCATGTTAAACAAGATCGCTGCTTATGACCGGTCGGAAGCCGTCAATTCGTTCATGATTGCCGGTAATCGTATTTGGCTGGACAAAGCAACCCGTGTCGGACTGGTCAATTCAATTGGCATAGAAAAAGATGCCGGAAAACGGGAAACCAACCTTTGGTTTGGTGGAGTGAAATATACTATTCCGGTAGATACCGCATTGCAGATGCTTGCAGCGTTGGAACTGTATGCCCTGCAATGCTACAATGTAACTGCCGAACATGCGGCGCAGGTCGAACAAATGGAAACAACAGAGGAAGTGAAGTCCTTCGACTATTCAGCCGGTTATCCAGAACAATTAGTGTTTAATCTTTAAAAATAAAAAGTTATGATTTGGTTAGTGATTTTATCAATGTTAGTGATGGCTGCTTACACCGCTGCCGTTTGTATTAAACAAAAAGGAGTTCCTTACTCTATCAGTGCAACCTATTACAAACTGGAACACGATCACTGGTTTATGGCTACAATGTGACTGACTGCCGGATTGTTGATGCCGGCCGTGCTGGAAGTAAGTAAGCCGGGCACAGAATGGCTGGCATTCTTAGCTTGTGCCGGTATGTTCTTCATTGGGGCTGCTCCAAACTTCAAGGATATCGTCGAGGGGGGCATACACAAAATGGGGGCTATACTTTGCCTTGTGGGTTCGCAGGCTTGGGTAGCCTGTAACTGTCCGTGGTGTTTGATGGTTTGGATAGCGTATGTGGGTTATACCGTGGCCATGATGGTGCGAAATGAAAACGATAGCATTATATCGGATTTTCTGTACACTAAACCGATGTTCTGGATCGAAGTTGCAGCATTAACAAGTACCTATCTGTCACTTTTAATTTTAGCGTAAGTATGGAACGTATCATTCATTTGAACATTACCCAGGATATAACGCATGGGACTACTATTATTTTTATCTGTGCTATCTTGACAATCGTAGCCTCGTTCATTGACATGTGGACGGGACTGGATGCAGCAAGGGTGAATAAAGAACCTATTTCCAGCCGGTCGCTTAGGAAGACAATTGCCAAGATCGTAGATTACCTGCGAGTAGTCCTCTTTGCTGTCTTGATTGACGTGTTGGGGCGGTTTTTCCCTTGGTATGCCATCCCTTATTGTGTGATCGTGGTTACTTTGGGAATATTACTTATTGAAGGACGATCGGTTGTGGAAAATAGCAAGAAGAAGAAGGCTCATGCCGGGGAAATTGCCGATATCGTAGAAAGGATCGTTCAATGCGCAGTATCGAAAGATGCGGAAGAACTGATTAAGATTATCAAAAATTCAAGTAATAAAGGAGATAAATAATATGAAGAAGAATAATTTGCCGAGAGGCTTAAGAAATAACAATCCCGGAAATATCCGGATCAATGGCGACTTATTTCAGGGCGAGGTGAGACCAAGCAAGGATAAGTCATTTAAACAGTTCGAAACGATGGCCTACGGCTACCGGGCGATGTTCGTAATCTTACGGAATTATATCCGCAATTACAAACTGGACACCATCCGCAAGATGATTAGCCGGTGGGCCCCGACAAACGAGAACCATACGGAGAATTATATCAGGGTGGTGGCGGAAAGAAGCGGTATTCCGGCTGACGAGCCTGTATATCCTGAGAACAGAGAGATAATGATTCGCATTGTCGCTGCTATGTCGTATGTTGAAAACGGCGTAGAGGCCGATATGCCGGATGTTATAACAGGATGGCTTTTGTTATGAAACCTTGTCATGTAATACTGATTTTGATTCTCTGCCTTCTTTGCTTCCTGGCCGGCCGGTGCACGAAGAAAGCAGAGGTCAAACTTGTCTGCAAAATCGATACATTCGTCCGTGTTGACACTCTTAGAGAGCGAGTCCCTTATCCGGTTTATGAAACGGTGATCCAGACGGTTCCAGAGATGTTCCCTGTGTATATCACTTTATCAGGTGATACAGTCAGAGAACCTATCTTCGTCCCGATCAGGATCACGCAAAAAGAGTACTTAACGGACGATTACCATATTTGGGTATCCGGCTATAATGCTCAACTCGATAGTGCTTCTATTTTTCGGAAAACGATTTATGTAACAGAAAAAGTGAAAGCTCGCCGCTGGGGAATTGGTATTACGGCCGGTTATGGCATTGGCCGAGATGGCTTATCTCCATATGTAGGGATTGGGGGATATTATAGGATTTGGTGAACTACTACCGCTAAATTTTCAGTTTAGCGGTAGTTTGTCAAATATGTGATTAGGGTTCATTTTTTTTCGTGAAGTGAATTATTGTTCTGTCTCTAAACTCTCTGCAAGTTCTTCAAGAGAACCTCGTACAAAGGCTGTTGTTTCATCACTACATCGACTTAAGAAATTCAACAATGTGCTCTGAATATTGTACCATTCATTTAACTCCTGCTGTAAATATTCTTTTTCATTCATATCTATTTAATATATACGTTAAACATTACCCCATTCTCGTAAAGCCTGCTCAACCAAACTTATCTCTTCAGGTGGTACCCTTTTCCTGTCAGGATACTTTAACCGTCCAATAGTTCTAAATCTCGGACCGCGTATAGTGGTGTATGCTTCATAAAGCAATCCATCTTCTATTTTATAATAGGCGTGATTGTGACTTTTGTATATCATGATTCACTTGTTTTTAAATGTAAATTGCTTAATTACTTTTTTGTCAATATCGGGGAGTGCTCTATACTGACATTCAGTACCGAGAACGACTCTTCCATCATGAAGACATATAAGCGTTCGAAATGGCAGTTCTTTATCATCCCGAATTATTACTCCAGGAATTGTTTTATTTGCTTCATAATTAAAGCACACTTCGACTTTGCGGCCAATTCCACCCATTGAACTTTCTGTTGTTGTGTACTGCTTTGGAAAGCTATTTATATCGATGTTCTTTTCTACTCCCATAATTCACTTGTTTTTAGAATTAATCCAATTCAAATACCACTCTCTAGACATCTCTTTAGCTTTTTCTTCATTCTCAATACCTTCATAAAATTCATTTTCTTTTGAAAACGGATCATACTCAATAAATTTCTCGGTATTGCAGAATGGGCAAGGAATATCGCCCACTCCATATAAATTCCCGTTTTCGTCACATTTATCCAAATCCCATAGATATCCATTGATACAACGAGCATCTGGATAAGATGCACCAAAAAATGGAAATTCAGGACATTGCTTATTTTGTTCGCTCATGACTCATCTCTTTTTAATTGTTCGTTAATCCGGGAAATACATCCAATGGGTAATATCTTCACCTTTTAAGCAAGACCATTGCCAGCCTTTCTTATTTATCTCATTCACATAAATGCGTTTCCCTTTCCCAATACATCCATTTTTATAAAGCACAATCACATTTTTTGTGTGAGAATAAATAGTGAGATCGTCAATGATATGTCCGTATTCGGGCAGTTTATCGTTCACACTTATCCATGCCATTTGCCTTGATTGCCACTCTGCACCAGCTTTAAAAAGAGGAACAGCATATTTTTGAATTGCTGCACTGGATATTATGTAGTGTTTATCGTCTTTATGAATTTTATATGCGACATGAAGTTCTTGCATAATTTTCTCACGTTCAATTCTTGACGCCACTTCTATATCTTGTTTCATGTCTTATTATTGTTTAATTAATTCAAATCTATTTAGTTATAGTAGTTACTGCTTAAACTCCGGAAGGATACCAAGATATAGATATCTATCATCCTCAGTATGATGGCAGGTACAGTAAAACAATACTCCATCTTCCGATTTAATTGGATCGCCTCCTTGGATTAAGTCCTTTGAACAATAATACGGACAAACGATTTCTCCAATATAATTGTATAGGTCTTCACTTATCCAATCTCCGGGATGAATAAAATCCTCTAAATCCAGGCCTGATTTTTCCCATTGTTTTAAAGTTTTCATAGCTCAATTATTTTTAAATTGAAACTTTTCATATACTCACAATCTCTATCACAAGGGCAATTATCATCATAGCAACTATCGTTGTGACTGTTCCAGCAAGGGCATTGCTTATGATATGCCTCTAATTTGGCTTTATCTCGATCTGCTTTCATTTTAGCCTTAATATGATCCGGCAATACTTCTTGTGCTACCGGATCGAAAGTGATACATTTCGTTTTATCCATAATGTTTAATTCCATTTTGTTATAGATTTACTTATACCAGCGTCCACCGCAATATTTACATACAAAATAATTCCCCATACTCATCACCTGAACTTTTTCATCCACGCATATACGGCACATGCAAATTTTATGATCGCCATCAGACACAGGTTCTGAAATTTTATCATATTCCCAGAAAGATAACTTGCCTTTAGCCGGTATTGGTTCGGGGAATAAAATAGGGTTAGCCAGCACCCAGTTCCACACGCCATTTTCGGCCCACAATGAGGGGTGGTTTTGAACGCAATCCACTATCTCGACGCTGCCGATGATTGCGCCTTTTGGCAAATCTTCATTATCTCCGTAAAGTTTGTCCTTGTGTTTGGAAACTTTCTTTATTTGCATTCCGTTAAGTGCGCTCCATCCCTCCTTTACTGAGGTCTTTGCTGCATGAATCAGCACCCTCTTACCTAAGTATTTCTTAGGGCAGCTCCAAGTCCTGTTTTCTATATCTTTCAGCCCGGCTGCGATAAGGCTTGCCCACGGCTGTTTAATTGTTATCGCTTTCATTTTTCATTCCTCCGTATTAGGTATTAAGTCTTCGATGTAGGCATATCTTATTATCTTGTTTTCTGTTATGAATGTGTTCCAATAAGAAACTACGTCTACATTTGCAATTTTCCATATATTGTAAGATACACCACGTTTTGTTTTAAACTCAACTAAGACATATCCCATCTTTACAATAATTTCCCTTGCATCATGCCATACTGAGTTAATATTAGTCCGTGAATTAAACTCATTCCATCGCCTTGCTATCTCATTGCAAAGGACATTGGAACTTTCCACATCTCCCAAATGGATTTCTGCTATTTGGTAGTTCATGCCATCTTTGATACAAAGTTCTGCGTCCAATTCATCGGGACCCAACACACGCTTCCCTCTTGCCGGAATACATATCAGTTTCAATGTATCGGTGTCAAATTCGCCTTTTGCGTATGCCCAATTCAATTTTATTTTTGTCATTTCTTTACCTCCTTGATAAATGATTTGTAATACTTGCAGTTCTTGGCAGATTTCCTTGCTGTTATTCTCCGTTGCAGAGCTTTGCAGTACATCTGACAGTTCGGGCAAGCCTCGTAGTGTACACATTCGCTGCAATGCCTTTCGTCAGCATTTCCGAGGATGTAGGCAATTTCTTCATCCTTGCTCATGTTTTCCGGCTTCCCCTTTGCTTCCTCACGTAATTCTAAAATGATTTTATCAACTTCGAGATTCTTGGCTTCGTATATCTGTTTCAGCCGAAGTGCCTCTGACTTAATCCCCTTGAGAACTTTCTTGCTTATTTTCATTGTTCTATCCTTTCATTCTGCCTAAAAAGGCAAGTTTTAAAACATCGAACTCTTTCCCAATTACCGCAAACTCCAACATTGCGTTATCATCTGCAAGGTCATTAACTCTTAACACGGTATAACTTTCTCCTGATTCGGTTTGATAGGTGTCCAATTCAACAGAACTGATTATACATTCATCATTGCTCTTTCGGAAGAAACTATCAAGACTTTTGAGGATATGATTTTTCAAATAATCATCACCTATTGCAGCCGCAATCTTATCCTGCTTTCTTAATGCGTACCTCATTGTTTACTTTATTTATGCAATCATTTTACGACGAATCAGATTTATATTCTTCTTCACCAGCTTTACTATCTGGTCGTGATACTCGCTTACGCCGTTACAGAAGGATCGGGACTGGACGATATCCAGTGTCTTCAAGTTTACCTCTATCGTCTCCAATCGTTTTCCAGCCGTGTCCTTTGCCGACAATATCAGGCATTCCGGCCGTCTGTAGTATCCGTTCTGATATACGCAATGGTGCATGACCTTACCTTCCTGATAAAACTGGGTGACACTTTCCAAAGGGCGGATGATTATATCCTCTTCTTCGATTCTCAATCCGAAGAACTTTTCCATCCGCTCGTAGAAGCCGGCTATATCCTTCATTAACTTTTCACGCTTACTGATAGATTGTGCTCGATTCCTTTCCTGTCTCAACTTGGCTTCACGTTCCTGTTTTATCTTTAGTAGTTTATCATGTACAGTCTTCAGGTTCTTAGGGCAGACATAGTGGGCGTTACGCATATCTTTGCCGAAATAAGATAGTAAAGACATATAATCTTCCCACATAGAAGCGTCCTTAATGATGTAATGGTTGCGGTTGCAGATGTTGAACGACGGTTTATAGCGAAGTTGGGAGAAGCCAGTTTTATACATGTGTTTCAACATGGATATTTGCCCGGTCTTGAGACACAGTTCCACATCGTTTCCGCCTTTCAACAAGTCACGTATCAATTTTGACGGGGTTACATCCGGGAACCATCGATTCAGTCCCCGTTTTTTCAATTCCGGCAGCAGCTCTTTCCTTGGATAAAGCTCTCCATATATCGCATACAAATCACCATAATAGTTATATGGATTACTTCCATATTCTCCTTTGATGCTGAGAGGTGAACTATACGCAAATCCGTTACCTCCCATATTAATCGGTCGGGCTATGATCGTACGTTTTCCGTCTTCACGAATCCACTCTTGAACCACTTCTGTAAAATCATAATACACCGGAGAAGTTTCCTTCCGAACATTTTTCCAGCATAGTATATGCCGGATCACCTGGAACCCGCCTTTCACTTGCAGGATGGACATATACGCCTCTTCACGGATCTTCTGCTTCCGGCTAACCTTTACGTCCAATTGATGATGGCAATAAGGGCATTCGATTTTGTCACCCAATTTATCTTTACTCGTATTGACCCACATCTTACCACATTCGGAACACCATAGCTCATCCTTACATTTGTAGGCAAAATGGTCAAACAGATGCTCTTTGGCCCAGTCTTCCTGTTCCTTCGTGATGGCAGACAGTTTTCCGCTTAACTCCGTCACCAGCTTTTCCAATTTCGTTCTCGGCTTCATATCAAAACAGGCTCATTTGTTGGACATTTGTATCTGCTTTCTTTTTCGCCGGCTTCTTTTTAAGCAATTGGTATTGCTCTTCGGCTAACCGTTTGATAGCCACTTCACGGGCTATTTTCTTCTCTTCTTCTGTTAGTTTTACTTTCTGAGAAGAAGAAACAGAACAACCGGCAGAAACTTTTTCTATCTTGATATCCTTTTCATCATAGTAGTGCACGGCCAGTCCAAAGACTTCCGAGTCACTCATTGCAACAGCAGTTCCTCGTTTACGAGCCTCTCCTAAAATGTAACGGCAGCATTCATCAATACTCTTATTGGGATTGGCAAACTTTGGAGCAAACAGGGTATCTTCTTCTGCTCGTTGTTTCAAATAATCAGCAATTATGTCATTAAAACCTTTAACTTGTCCCATCTTGATTTCTTTTTTTTATTGTCTTCTCTGTGTAATGTTGATTTTTAAAGGCACGCTCCAAAAGGAGCGCACCAAAAGATTAAAGTTTAAAAGTGAATGCTGCCACCGCCCGAACCCTGCCACTGCCGTACTTGCTGCCGTTGTACGTGATGCCACTGGAGAAGTACACGTACCACGCGAGATTCTGGCTGTACTCAGCACTGGACCAATACCACGCCGAGGAGAGGGGAGATGCCGAAACATAAGCGAATGCTTTGTTTAGTTCGTCCATATGATGGGCCATTAAATTTAATTGACCAAGAGATGGTATATACTCGCCATCTTCCAGCAGATTTCTCAATTTTGGATTT